GCGACGCCGGTTCCAACCATTGACTTGGCTGTTACTTTCAGAGCGCTGGTCGTGGTGGTGCTTACTGCAGCGGCTTGGTAGATGTAAGCGTTGACTGCGATTACGGTTGCAATCGTAGCGTCGACGGTGATGGTGTCCTTCGTGGTGGAGGTCGTTTTGTCGATGGCGGTGATCGTCGGGGCCTTGGCTCCGGCTGTTGCCATTACAATGTCACCCACTTTGAAATGGTGGCCCTTTGCGACGTCGATCGTGACGTCGGTGTTGCCGACCTGCGTCAGCACTTTTGCGTATTTTACTACGCTGCAGATTCCGCTCGAAGCGGCGCCGATTGGCGTTCCTGCGAATAGGAAATCACCGCCAAGCTCGGATCCTTTTACGGAAACGCCCCCGGGTATGTCAGCGATGCGGTGCACAAAGATTTTCGTTTGCGCGGTGTCGCCTTGTTTCTTTACAATCATCATGATCGTGGTGGTTTTTGGGTTTATACTTAAAACTTTTGACCGTCGGGTTTGTCTTTCCCGTCGAAGAGCGCCTGGATGTTTTCCGGGACCTTGTCCGTGTTGGGAGCTGGATTGCTTTTAAGCGGACCTCCGAAAGCTGCCCCCTGCTGGTTGACCGTAGTGGCCAGGCTGGTTGCGTCGGTGGTGATCACTTGCAGGTGGGCGTCGAATGCGGCATCATCTGGATAGTTCGCCACTTTGAATGCCTCGCGGACCGTGTTCTGGTAGGCGGGGGGAGCGGCTGCGATGGCTGCATTTACTTTGGCAAGTCTGGCGCCGGCGATTTCGTTGGCGTTTTTTGCCGCGAGTTGGCCCTGGAGGTCAGCAATCGTTTTCTCTTGCTCGATGGCCCAGGCTGGCTTTTCGTCCTTCTTGGCTGGATCATTGTCCCCCGCTGGTGCGGTGGTTATCTTCCCGTCTTTGAGTCCGTGCTTGGATTCGTAGTTAGCTACAGCGGAAGCGCTGGCTTCCGTTGCTCTGCTATCTGCATAGCTTTCGAGCACTTGTTGGAACGTGGCGGCTTCGACGGCTGTCGTTGCTGCTTCTTCGGTGGTTGCAGTCTGTGCCATCTTGGTGGCGATCCTGCGGAGTGTGGAGTCCTGGACGCCGGTGAATTTGGCTTTCAGTCCTTCTAAAATTTTTTCAAACATTCCGGTTTATTTTTGGTTTGGCTTTCGATGTCGCTCGGCAAATCCTTCGTAAGTGCTTACCGTGTACGCATCTATGAGGTACAAAAATAATCTTTTTTTAGTGCTTACCACATAAGCACTAAAATATTTCTACTTTCCGCCCGGTTCGCTGGTCCCCGGCGATAAGTTAAAGAGAGCTAATTTATTGAAAATAAACCCTTTAATGTTTGATATACTTATTATATTATACTATCTTAGATGTATGAAAAACGGGGATGGTCCCCGCTTCGTACCTCAAAAAAAAAGCAAAATGAAAACTTCCGCCATTTCCCCCGTCGCTGTTCTGTATGCTAAGAGCCTGGCCTTTGATGTTGTTGCTGATGCTCGCTTCGCTTCCACTCCTGCTGTTATCCGTTTGGCCTTTACATTCTGGGTGCAGTCCGGTTTTACCCCTGGTACATTCGCGGCTCTTGAATCCGCCATTCAAATGTTCGATATTACTGACGACCGGGTTACAACCCAGAAAATATTCGAACGGCTTTGTATCCATGAAATCATGCAGGCGCTGTCTGGTTTCTCTATTTCCAAGCTGGGCGATTACGAATTCGCACCCGAGTACGATTCTTTGAACCCCGAGCATATCTATTCCGGGACGGCGAATGCCTTGCTGGTTGCTATCGTTGGCGCCCAACTCGATCCCATTTTGATTGCTGCTGAAACCCTGGCCGGTCGCGGAATGGACGCCGACGGTCGCTGGATCGGTTTCAAGGCAGCCGTTAATCATGATTATTTCCAAAACCGCAAATAAACCCCTGGCTTAATTCCGGGCGCTGCGGCGCCTGGCTTTTAGCCGCTCGCGCTCGTCTGGTCCCGGCGGGCCTTCGGGCCTGGTGTTGGTTTATTGTGTATATAATCATTATATTTGTAGTATCTTTGTAAAAACCCATTTATGAAAACCCCCAAGTCCCCCAATTGTCAAACCGTAATCTTTGCGGATCAATCGTATTTTAAGCGCGGCGACGTCATGTCGATGGCTGGCTGCTCCGGTTCCTTTGTTGTGGTCCGTGTCTATCGTCGCACCTGGCTGCGTCGCTTCTTGCGCCGTCTGGGTTTCTGGGTGCCGATGAACGGTGTTAAAATCAAACCTTCAAAAATACAAAAATGAAAACCAAAGTTTTCCATGTCCACCTGGTGTCGCCGGATCCGTCCGGCGCATCGGAGTTTTACTTCGGCAGTCTGGCTGCTATTTATACGGTTTTAACGGCTGATCAGATCGGCTGCGCCCTGGGGAATCTGTACAGCCATTGCAATGCTGGCGCCGACGGTGTTCTATACAAGAGCGCCCTGGCTATCATCCGCAAAGGCGAGCTGGTCCGCATTCCAATCTCTAAAAAATCGAACGATGAATAAAAAATTCCTGCAATTCGACGGGCGTTCGGCTGTGTTCGCTCCGTATAGCTCCAAGTGCGCCGGGTGTGCTCATTTCGATCTGACTGATTATGTTTGTCCGGCTTTCCCGGATGGCGTTCCAGATCATTTCCTCGATGGATCCGAAGTGCACCTGGTTGTTGCTCCCGATCAAACGGGCGACCTGGTGTTTACCGAGCCTTAAACTTGGTGTATTCTATTCCGTATTTTTGGGAGAATTCCTTCCAGATGCTGTGCCAATGTGTTACTGATGCTTTGGCCCTGGTCGTGGTTTTTTCTTTTAATCGGAGCTCGTTCCCCTTTAAAACGAGCGCTTCAATTGTATTCATTTCTTGGAATGCGTCATAAATGTTCGGCCATCCAGCGGCTGGGCGCTTCATTATAAACGTGAAATTCGGCGTTACGGCTCTTATTTCTTGAAGGTCTGTATTTATAGCAGTTAAAATATCCTCTTTACTGAATGATGATCCTATTCTCCAGATCGATCCGTCTGGGTGTTTCCATCCGCCTGGGTGATTATGTGTGAATATTCCGTTTTTAAGCCTGGCTCCTTCTGCTTTGGTTATTTCTACGCTGGACGCCTCTCCGCCTTTTTCTAAGATGATGGTCCCTTTTTTATCAACGGCAAATGCTGTTTCGAACCCTTTGTTCATTCTGATTTTTTCTTCCATGCTTATTATTTTAGCATGGGCCGGATCAACCGCCTCGTTTACTACCTTGACCAGCTTGCTGGTGTCGAACAAAACGAATTCTTCCCCGGTGGCCATTACGTCAAAATAGCGGATTCCGTCAAATCCTAAGCTACGAACGTAGGCGCCGACCTCGCTGGAATTAGCCAGCGTCATTCCCTTCTTTTCGATGGCTGTTTCAAATCGGCCCATGTCTTCGGGATCCATTAGGTTGAGCCACTTTGGTTGGCCGGTCCACCTGGTTACGGTCAAACCTTCGGCCTCCATGTCGTAAAAATTCAAAAGAGCGCGGCTGTCGCGTCCTAAATACAAGCCGTTTCCAACTCCGCCATAACCGGATCCGGTTCCGCCTTCCACCCGGAAATAGGTTTTTTCTATGTAGTTTTTCGGGTTTGCGATAAATTCTCTTTTCGCCATGTCGATGTAATCCTGGTCGAATCCGTTTTTTAGCATCTCAATTGTCCGGCGGTCCGCCATCATGCTTTCGGTGGTGGCTGTGCTGGCCATGTTGAACGGCTGCAGTTTCAATTCGGGCATTGGTGTGGCCTGGGCGACGGTGTCGATTATGCTGACGGCCTTTACGGTTTCGGCGGCCTTGATCGCTTTGGTGGCTGTGGTTATCAGCGCGGCGTTGTCCCGCAGGAAGTACGGGATTGTTTGCGCCCTGGCGATGCGCTCGGCGTTGTCCTGGATCCATCCGGTGTATTGCTTTGACAGTGCGGTAAGCTGGCCCGTGTATGGTGTGCGCTTGGTCCCCGCGAGGATCTCTTTTTGCCGCTCGACGAAGTCTGCCTGCTCCGCCAAGATGGGGACGGCGTGGCATCGGCACCAGGGATGCCAACCGGTAAAAATGAACGTCTTTGGATAACGCCCTTGCAGTTCGTCGCAGATGTCGGTAAGCGGTAGTACTTCGCCGGTCTTCCCGTCCTTGATGGTGTGGTTGTTTGAAAGCTCAACCTGGATGCCGAGTACAAAGTCCATTTGCTGCCAACGTTCAAAGTCGGCGGATCTGTATGCCATGTTTATTTCCGTCACTGCGAGGCGCAGGGCGTTTTTATAGCTGGACCGATAAACCCCTTGCCCTGGGTTGTAGAGGCGGGCGTTTTTTGAAAGCTGCAGGTTTCCCTGGGCATCGCGCACCCGTCTAAATAGCTTTTCCGGCTGTTGCAGGAATTGCTTTGTTTGCGCTGCCAACCTGGAAGCGGGGACGCCCTCGAGTATTGATTGGCCGACGGCCATCTCGATTTCGCTTTTGAATTGTGTGTTGTATTTCCAGACGCGCTCTGATAAACCCATGCCGTCCACCTCGCGCGCTTTGAATGCGTCCCTGGCTCCGTAGTTCTTGCGCCCGTAATTCAGCATCTGTTCCGGTGTGAGCGCCTTCCCCCCGTTCATGCCAATGGCCAGCAGTTCGTTCTTTATGTTGGCGGCGTCCCATTCCGTATTGGTCCGGTCGCTGATGTGTCCTATTACTTCGTTGTGCAGGCTCTGCATGAGCTGGTCGATGCGTGCCTTCGTTTGTGGATAGTTGGCGAAGGTGAAAGCCTTACTGCTCGCGTTGGCCCCTCGAACGGCT